CTGGCGATACGAAGTTCCCTGATTTTCAAGCCGCGCAAAGGGTTTGGACCGTAGACGGAACGAGAAAGTGGTACGCAGGAGACGATTGGTTTTACGATTTTAAGGAGCGAGAATGAAAGTCTGGATTGATCCACCGGAAGGTTGGCGCTACGGGTTTCCTAAGGTCTGGGATACCGATCTGCACGACAATCTGCATCACTGGTTGAACGACCGCGGTTACCCGCCGGAGCTGCGTGACCAGTACGGTGAATATTTCTTCGTCCGGCAATGGTCCGTCAGAGACGACCCTCTGGGAATTTAGAGCGCAGACACGTCAATTAAATCGCCACGGAAATCAAGCATTCCCTCAGAGTGCTTGATTGCTAGCTCTGGAAACAGCAACCGAGAGTCTCGGAATGTGAGCACGGCAAAGCCACTGCGCCAGTTAACTGGGTTGTCTTCCAAATAATCATTGAACTGTTTGCCATCAATGTCGGCCAATGTTCCGGTATCGACCCCAAAACGATTTCCACGATAATCCGAATATGGCGTGCATTTAAGACTGTGTAGATGGCCAGTTATTATCGAAATTCCTGCTGACTGGGTATTCTGATGAGTGGCGTGAATGCCTCCCTTATATCGGTGTTTGACCACTACATCATCAGTCAACCAGCAGCTCCAGCACGGATGCCACGCCTGAAAATGATCTTTCAATGAGAAGCCGGCAACACCCTCATACCCTCCCGCGTTTGCAGCCAGAAAGTTCTCGAACCGAGAGTCGTGATTGCCAAGTGGCCATATGAGCTGGACATTGTGCCGCGCTGCTTTGGCGACTGCCTCAATCTCTGCCAGAGCCTCCTGGCACGCTATAAGCTCCTCCTTAACACTTGGTTGCTGCGTCCAACCGATGCGCGGATACCGGCTGATTGAAGCCCCGTCAAAGGCATCGCCGTTGTTGATCACAGCGTAAGGCTTGAGCTGGCTGATCGCCCAGAGCAATCCCTTGAACGCCGTGGTCCTCAATCCGGGCCAGAAGTGAGCGTCAGAAAATACGATCACCACCCCATCGGTAATGCCGGCGTGGTGCCGAGCTTTTGTCAGATGATGGGTTTGCAGATGATCAAATGCCCTTGCAGTATCTGCTTTGGCCTCGAGCTTGATCTTGAGTTTTGATTCTAAACGCCGGCGATTGTTGTGCGCCCATCGCTCAGTGAATCCAAAAAAATCGGCAACCTTTGAAGCGCTATGGAATCTCTGCCACGCAGCCAGAAATTCCTCATCGGAAAGTTTCTGTTTTCCAGGCATTTTTTAGCACCATCAGTTGCGATGATGCTAAATATCACGCCAAGGTTACGTTGTCTAGTGTTAAACGCTTGTTTTATATATTTTTTTTCGCGTAGTCCTCGACCGCGTTGACGCGACGGGTCCAGCCCTTGCCAAACACTGCAAAAGCCTTCAGTTTCTCAAGAAAACGTAGCCTCAGATCGCTGTAATCGTCAATCAGATCAGTTACCTTTTCGCGCTTGACCGCTGCCAACGTGATCGGCCCAATGACGCCATCATCATCCACGCCAACCACGCGCTGCAAGAACACAATCGCCTGTTTGGGTCCTGAGTTGACGGCGCAGTCAAAGACGCAGTAGTCAAGACCAGCCGGCAAATCATCGCCCCAGACCTTGTTCCAGTAGCGCCCACGATAGAGCGGAGTGACGTCAGAGACGTCCAGATCGCGCATACACTGCTCGTCGACACTCTCCCCTGTCCAGTCCTCCCACGTGCGCTTGGTGACGCCGTGGTTGGTCATTCCACCAGGATCGCTTGGATGGTTGCAGTACCCGCCCTCAAAGCCAAGCGTCAGACGCAGTGCGTCATCAAAGTTGTCTTTCATTTAGATGCTACTCCCTGAACTTTTTCAAAGGTTCTTAACCCGCCAAGCCCAAGCATACCGAACATCAGCTCCCACAGGGTAGCGTCCAGCGTCGGCATATCCCCAACTTCAATCCCGTTAAGTCGTGCAACGTAAGACCCAATCGGTCGCATCACGTACTGATAAGCAAGTGCCGCAGCGCAGACCCAGCCAATCGCCGGACGCCAACCCGCAACAAACAAGCTCCCTGATGCTGCTTCAACTTTGTTGATTTCGAGCTGGCCGACAATCTTGGAAAGTTCTCCAGATTGCTGGAGCTTCATCAGCTCGAGCTGAGCGCTGGCCTGTTGTGCTGGATCTGGCCAGACCCGCTTGATGATCTCACCACCAAGCCCGAGGACCGCTTCGATGCCGATCATTTGGACCAGTGGCTGATGATCCAGCCGGCAGCGGTGCTGATGCCGCTGATGACTGCCATACCGAACCAAAAGCCACCCTTGCTTTGATTAGCAAGCTCCAACAATTTCTTGATGTCGGCTTGCATATCGGCAACCTGCTTCTCCAGCAAATCGACCTTGGCGATTAGCTGACCATATTTAACGGGATCAATATCTGACATGATCGACTCACGGTTTGTAATTCAAGAAATCTTGTAGCTTGGTCTGTTCACGCGATATTTTACGCTTTTCTATTCCAGCTTTTAACACTCGTTGTCCAACGTACATCGGAACCCCAAGGCCAGGCTGGTTGGCCATTGTTTGACCAAGAACCTCGCCACCAACCCCTGCCAACGCCCCAAGAATTGTCTCACCGCTGCCAGACGTGCTCAACACTTCTCGAGGCTTGGTCTGGATCTCTTTAACTACCTCGTTGATCGTGCGGTAATGGTTCGACCATTCAGGGCCAAATACCAATTCCAACTTACCGCTCTTGTCTAAATTGGTGACCAACTTATTCATTTCTGGCGTGGACACGTAAGGTCTGCCCTTGGTGTCCAATTGCACGTTTTTGGTTGTGTTTTCTAAGATATGCTCGCCAAACCGACCTTTGATGTCTCGCACCAATTGCTGGCCATCTGGACCTGATTTGTTCAGCAGATCAAAAACATTTTTTACTTGGTCGCCAGACTTCCCAAGGAAAATCTGATCAAAGATTTTTTCTGTAGGAATAGCCTGATCGGTCGTGCCTTTCTTGACTTCGTTGATCGACCTAACCGTGCTTTGATTTTCAAAGTCGTTAGACCATTGTGCTCGCTGTTGCCTTGCTTGCCTATAAATGTCGCCACCGGCATTTTCAGTGATGCCGTCAATGAGCCTTTTGGTCTTGGTCGACAGCGCTGCTTGACGCTTGTCTGTCCAATCCGTCTCATCATTGATAAGCTGTCGAATGTCTTCAAGCTGGCGTACGCCAATTGTTCGAGTACCGCTTGGGTCGTTGGCAGCAAACTCCTCCTCAATAATTCCATACAAAGGATTTTGAGATTTCCGAGTCGGACGATTTGCTGTTGACTTTTGAATAAAGTCCAAAACCGGCTGATAGGAAACTGGTTGTGCCAGTTCACCCGCCGCTTCTGCCGCTGCGTACTGGTTTCGGATGTCTGACATACGAGCATCTTTGATGCCTTGCACGTACGTTTTAACCCGCTGGCCAAAATCGGTTGGCGAGATGCCTTGCGCTTGCGTGCCAGTCGCCTCAATGCCGGCTTGCATATTCTGCTGAACCTTGGCGTTTTGATTGGCATAGTGCTCGAACACTTGCTCAGCAAGATAAGGAGTCTTGGCGGCAACACCCGCAAACTTAACGTCGGTTGGATTGCGCGTTGCTTGTGCTCGATCAATAGTAATTGGAACCGGCAAATTGGCAGCTTTCTCAGCTCGAGCACGTGGAGTTTCAACAGCTGCCGCACCAACGCTTCCTGGCGTTGCACCTGCCGCACGGGCTTGAGCTTCTTGCAAGCTCGGTGCATTAGCCAAATCTTGAAACGCTTGTTCCTTTGCCGCTTGTTTTGCTTTGAGCTGCTCTTGTAGCTCAGCATACGTTACTCGAGGTTTTGGCTGCCCCGGTGCTGGGGCTGCCGGAGCTAGTGCTCCAATGCTAGGTTCAACCCGTGGAGCGGCTGGTTGTGCCTTAGCTGCAAACTGATCGCGCAGAGCTTGTTCAGCGCTTGCAACCGCTTGGGTGGTTTTTGAACCAGCTCTCCCAATCGCAGGAGTGGCTGCAAGCATTCCTGAGGCAATCATGCTTTCAACGTCAGAAACAGGAATGCCGGTTTTTTCAGAGATTTTTTGAGCGCTTTCTCTAATCTTTTCGCCAATGTAGCCGACAGCTCGACGACTGGCTTCTGCTTTGTAGGCTGGATCTTCGGTGATACCCAAAGCCCTACCAAATGGGTCCATTACAAATTCGTTGAATCTTTCCAAAGCCCTTTGAGCTTCTTCAGGCGGAGCGCCAGCAGCGCCAGTAGCCGCTCGGATAGCAGGGTAACCAACGTAACCCATCAATCCCGTAATTTGGTTTGCGGCAACGTCAGCCATGCTGACCAGACCCTTGCCAAAATCGGCAGCGCTGCCAATTTTGAATTGAGTTTTTGGCGTTGCTGGCTGCGGTGCAACCGTCGTTGCAGGAATTTGTTCTGCTGGCGTAGCTGGTGCAGTTGGCTGCTTCGGTTCTGACGGAGCGCCCAACCGATTGCGATAGATTTCTTTGATGCGATTTTCTTCAGCAGTAGGAGCTGGCTTAACGGGTTGTGCCTTTGCTGGCTCTGTTTTTGCTGGCTGAGCTTTAGATGCCTCTGCGCTTTTAGCAGAATTAAGCAATCTCATTACATTGTCTTCAGACCCAACGTCCCGCATAGGTTCAGACGTTCTTGCCTGAGAGCTTTGTTGCTGAGCCAACGCAGCGTTGAATTTGTTAATGTAATTTGTTGGGTTTTTGGTTGCAAAACCACCATACGCTGCGAGACCTTTGTTGAGATCACCACCAGCCCTATCCGTGTAGTCTTGCAAAAGCTGCCGCGCGGCTTCTCGAGCCTGAGGCTCGTTGAATGGATCGAACTTGATGCCTTGATTGGCAAGCTGGGCAACGGTGCCTGGCATGAATTGGTACGCACCCATAGCCCCGCTGTCTCGGTTGACAGCATTGGGATTGTTGTTGCTTTCAATCTGACGAAGAGCGTCTAGATGGGCATCAGTAACAATTGTTCCCGGTTTTGCGCTACGCAATAAACGCTCAACATTATCCATTACAAAGACCCGGTTTCGCGCAGACGTTTGATGTTTCTATACTGTCTGGTCAACTCATCAATTTGTTTTGGCGTCATGCCTTTTAAGATTACCTCTTTCGTAATGCGCTCTTGTTCAACAGGATCTGGAACCAAGTCTTGCAAACCCATCAATTCAAAAACGCGATTATTGGAGTTTTTTGACCACAATTGCTTGAAAGTGTTGTGGTTAGCCTCACCATATTTCTGACGAAACAAATCTGCTGCTTGCCCCTCTGCTTCAGTCGCAAGAATTCCAGCGTACGTTTTGCGAGCCTGAGACATGATGACTTCTGGCGCGTAAGTGACAGTCCCGTTGGCTTGCGCTGCCAACTGTTTCCCAGCGTCTGTATTCAACGCGCTACCTTGCGCTGCCATTGTTGACAATTGCAACCGTGCCAGATCCTTAGAGAGCTGCTGATAATCAGAATCTCCCATTACTTTTTCTCTGACGTTTCTTTCAATTGTTCCAATATACCCAGACTGAAAACTTGGCGCGCTCAATTTTTTGGCAATCGCATCTGCCTTAGATACAACTTCTTGAACATCCCGTTTGGACGCTGACATTGTGGGTTGCATATTAATTAAATTGTTTACATACTGTTGTCCAGCAGTAAAATCCACTGCCTCCCCCGGAGCCAAAATCGCCGCCTCACCTTGCTGCCGGAACGGATACTGCATACGAGGCATCTGCATAGCGCCCGGCGTGACGCCTGAAGGCTGGCGCATGCCAGGACGCGGTTGCGCAGCTGGAGCACCGCCTTGTTCCAATCCCAATGGACGGAAACCAGGGCCGCCAGGCGTTGCAACACCAAAGCCAGGCACGTTATTGAGATTGATATTTGGAGTGCCAGACGGGGCCAGCAATTCCTGCTGCCTAGCTGGCGTTTGCTGACCCAGCATATTGTCAAACATCCATTTCTGCAAAATGGATGGGTCGTTTGCTTTTCTGGCGTCTGCAAGAACGGAATATGCTGACGCTGCAAAGGCTTCTGCTTGATCAGCAGGAACGCCCGCAGCCACCGCTCGTTCTTTTCTTAAACGAATGTCTCTAATTGCATTCTCAGGATTTTTAATTGCGTTTGCAATCCAATCGGGTCGATTCAACGGGTTAAGCGTTGAACGCAATAATCCTTCGGTCTGAGCCGCTAGGCTTTGTTGCCCAGTTTGCGCTGTGGTTATTGCGGATTGAGCTTCGGCTAATCTTTTAGCAAGATCTGATGGCAAAGATCCTTGAGCAAGTTGCAAAGAAACTCTGGCAATATTTTCTTGCGTAACCGCCAATCCGCTTTCGGCCAATGCTCTGGCAATTGCAGATGCTTGGGTTTGTTCTGCAATGTTTGCACCAACCCCTGCGGTGCGTTCTTGTGCTCGCGCCGTTCCACTTTCCGCAATCGCTCTACCAATGTTTGCCAGCTCCGTTCCTGTCGCTACCCTTGCTTGAACTCCTGAAGTTGTAGCTTGGCTTTGCGCTGTCTGACTTTCCGCAATCGCTCTAGCAATATTTGCTAGCTCTGTCTCGGTTGCTAATCGTGCCTGAACTCCAGAAGTTGTAGCTTGGCTTTGCGCTGTCTGACTTTCAGCTAACCTTCTGAGAACGTCAGAATTTTGGGTTGCTTTCTCGATTTCTAAGGCAATTCTGTTTCTATCAGCCTGAGTAACCGCCGTTCGACTTTCTGCTTTAAGTCGTTCAATATTTTCGTCTTGCGTTTTTTTAAGCGTATCAAGATCAAGCCCGGATCTTCCAATGTTGATCCGCGCTTGTTCAAGCTGCAACGGCATCATCTGCTGTTCTTGCTGGAACGACTGTACGCCCCGAGCCATATTCAGCAGGTTAGAAGCAGTCCCCAGAAAATCAACGGGCTTAACGCCCAACGGAATGGTTGGATCAAGTGGCATGATTTATCCAATGGTCGGAAAGTAAGAACCTTGGATTGATTGCGTAGGCCCGACTTGAATCCCTGGCATCGTCGGACCAGTCTGAATCGGTGCCGGCGCCCTTGTTAAGTTGCTCAGATAGTTCATGCCGCCATAAGTGTTCAGTGCGCCACCAAAAGCGTTTGCCGCCCCAACCGTACCTGCTGCCGATGCTGCGCCCCCGCTGGTTATTAGGTTAGCTGCATTGGTCCCGTAGTTAGTTGCCGCAGTATTAGTTGCTGTTTGCCCTGTTTGGCCAATGCCAGCAATTCCAGCCAGAGTGTTGTAAATATCCTTGCGCTGGTTTGAAAAGTTCTCGAATGCTCTTTGATAGGCGTTACCGGCGTAATCCTCGGCAAACCTCGTAATTCCCCGGTCAATGTCACTACCACCACTACCACCAGCATTCAAACGCTGACGAGCTGCGCGTAGCCCTTCTTTGAGCATGAATTCATAATTTGGAGCCAGGCTTGTCTTGAGATCCTCGGCGCCAAACTGTCGAGTCAAGTATCCAGAGCCTTGTTGCATGACTTGCTTGCCGCTGGCGTCCAAAACGGGCTTGCCTTGTGCGTCATATACCGGCGTTTGAGCCCCAAGTAAATTACCAAGTTCATTGAGCGCCGTGTAACCATAACCACGATACGGGGCCTGTTGCTCGTTGATAAGGTTGAATTGTTCGCGCTGAAGCTCTGTTGCACGATCCGCTGCGGCAACCTGCTTATTTGCCGCGCTGCGTGATGCGCTGGCTCCGAGTAGAGCGGCCCCACCAATGGCCAAAGCGGTAAATGGCATGATTACGTTCCTTTGCTGATCAACACAGCATCAATTTCGCTTTCGTCTGTCTCGTCTGTTGCATGGATGCAAAACCATACGCAATCCTGCAACGCTTCAATCTTGTGATGCGTGCCCGCTTTGATCTCAATGCACGCTGGAGCGTTGTAACTTTCGACAGAATCATCAGTCGAAACAATGACCTGACCCGATGCCAGTATACTCAAATGAGAATAAACGTGTTTATGGGTTGCAGCAACGTATCCCTTCGGGATAAACATCTGCTTTGCATAGACTCCGCCTGAAAAATGATGCTCCACTTGCGGATCGGCATCAAATCGTCCGGCAATCTGCTTTACAAAATCATCGACTTTCATTAAGTATACAGCGGCAAATAATAAGTTGTACCGTCTGCCACAACTGGTAGCCATTTAGCAACGACCGTATGAGTGCCGGCTGCTGCTAGATTATTGACCGTCACCGTGCTAGACGTCGTGAGCGTGGTTGCGCTGACTGACGTGCCCGCAATTGAGCCACCTGTGATAGCAACGCTTGCAGCATCCTGCGTGGCCATCGTGCCAGCACCAGCAATATCTGCAATCGGAATCGTGGAGCTTGCCGTGAGCGGTGTCGTGCCAGCACCCTTCACGTAGCCGGTCAATGTATTGGCGCCCGTGCCTCCTGATGCGACATTGAGCGTGCCGCCGAGCGTTACCGCACCCTGCGCTGCCGTTGCCGGTGTCAACCCGGTAGTGCCGCCAGAAACAGTATTTACTATCCCAGTGCCGACAGTGATCGTTGAGACGTTAGGGTTTTGCAACCAGATCAACCACTCACGCGCCGGTCTTTTGGTGATCGGATCTAAAAACGGTGATTGTGGATAACGAAGATATGAATATGACGTTGCCATCAGTTATCACCCGCGCTGGCCTTGAGATTAGCAGAAACAATTGCGGCTTTGACCGGATCGCTGATAGACACTTCCCAGACACGATCTCGAGCTGTGCCGAGCCGACGCCAAATCGCTCGATTCTGATACTTACCAAGCTTGCCGATGCTGGTCCAATGCTCGTTTGAGTACGTAGAGCCACCATCGTTTGACCAGCGCAACATTGCTTGAGGATCCTGCCCTTGGCCGGTGCTCAGACCAACGCCAGGCTGAAACTGGATTTGCAGCTCCTCAAAATACTGCCTCTGAAAGTCAGAAACAATGTGAGGAGTGCGACGCAATCGCCGGATCGGGTTGCCAGCTTCGGTGTAGTAATCTGTATCTACAATGTAGATGTTGCCATTCTCGTAATCGCCAACAAGGTTAAACGTATTGAAGAACGTCGCACAATTGCCGCGATTACGCTGGAAGTTGCTATAAGAATCCAGACTTAGCCACTTAAACCACAGCTTAGTCGTTGAGTCGTAGACCCAAGTGAGATTGACTTGCGGGAAAGTGACGATGTACCACTCATGCCCCGTGATCTGCATTGAGTAGGCAATAGCGTCAGAGACGTCAAAGCCAATCAGCGAGTTCTCAACAGCGTGCGTCGACAGCCGGACAAACTGGTATCCATTGATCATTCCAATCGTTGCGTGACCAAGTAGATCTCGAGTGACAAACATGAACGTCTCAGCCCAACGAGCTACGCTGAATGGCGCGTTGATGCCGTGCTGGATGAACGTGCCGCTGATCGGTGCAAACGGGAAACTGGCAATGGTCGGGTCTGGCGATGGTGATTCAGTCCAGACCTCAGTCGTGAACTCACCAAACAAGAACAACTGCTGATGATCAACAAAGAGCGAAACAAGATTGTCAGATCCACCGTCTTTGCGCCCAAACAAGCCGCCTGTGTTGTACACAGATCCTGCGTCCGTCGCTGTAAACAGTTGACTGTCGGGCTTGTTGTAAACCACGTAGCCGTTGACATAATCGACAACAGTTGCACCAGCCCACAGCCCGTCGCTCGTTAGCTGAGCAAACGTCGAAGTTGTTAGATTGTAGAAATACCGTGCAACACCATCGGCAATATAAGCCACAGTGCCGTTGTTAGCCCCGTCATCGGTCGTTTGAGTCTCGGTGATACTCACGGGTCCAGATGACGTCGTAAGCGTGCCTACCTCTGTAAATGACCAGTTAGCCTGTATCAGATAGACCTTGTTTGCAGCCACCGCGATCATCTGACCAAACGGTGTCATCGTCCGCATTCCACGCACGGGGCCGTTTGGCAGCGTGACAATGGTGCGATAACCCGGAGTCGGAAGCAGCGCTATAACGCCACGCGATCCCTCGGGTTTTACAACGTCAACCTCAGGATACCAATTGATACACTCTTGCGCATCCTGGTAGATCGTGGGAGCTTCGTAAGACGCCCCAACAAATCCGAAGTCGGCCATTAGACAAACCCGCCGGTCAGAATCCAGCTCGCATCCTTAGCTTTTCCGCTGAACAGAACGTCAGGGAATTGCGCCGTCAGGCTAGGTCTCATATTCGTGCGCTTGAGCGTTGCTTTCGCTTGCGCTGCATAAGCGTTAATTAACGCCAGTTGAGTCTGGTTGTTCTTGCCGTACATCGGGCATAGGCGCTCGGCCAAACACCAACGCAGAGCCATCAGATAGCCCTGTGGCAGCGCAATTGACTCGTACAGATTGCCGTATCGTCGGAACATCGTGTCGGCAAAAACGTGCATCTCGCCCTGCGCCGGAGCTGGCCAAAGATAGATTGTCCCAAGCAGCTCTGCCGGCTGGTAGTAGAGCGCCTTCGGCCAGGGACCGTTGAGACTCTTCAACCCGATGAGCTCGTACTGATCCAGCCCAATGCACGCCACAGGATAGTCGAGCTGGTTCTGCGACTGGCCACCACCACCAGCTTGATTGATCACGCGCACGAATGCGCTGTTGATGCTGACTGGACGCTGATAGCTGGCCGTGATTGTCGTGCTGGCAACCGTCTGGCTTGTACTGACAGTGTACGTACCAAGCTCGTTGACGTTACCGCCAGCGCCAGTATTGAATTGCACAATAGTTGTGCCAGATGCGATGCCAGACCCAACCAGCGTTTGCCCGAGCTGCACCGAGCCGCTGGTCAAAGCCGTAACGGTTAGCGTCGTGCCGGAAATGCTGCCGGTAAATACCGCACCAACTTGACCGCCTGGTCCAATCGTATACTGCACCTGGTTGGTGGCCGTTGGGAAGATGATCTCAGTCTGATAGCTGATCATCATCCGTTCGTTTGACCACTGATCCAATATGTCGTTCAACATATCGAATGCGTCTTGTGCTGCGTCAGACGTCGGCGTTTCGCCAGCCTCGAGCGCCCCGATGTCTTTCAGGGACCGCGAGATAATTTCAATCGGAGCTGTCATAATTGCCTTTATACAGCTTTGAGTAGACGCAGCTCATCAAGCGTTGTACAAGAGTCCGGCAGCTTGGTAATGTCCCGCAAACGCTGCTTTTCTGCCACGATAGCCGAAGCATCTGCTCCAGTTTCAAATGCACGCTGAAAAGCAATATCCAACGCTGCAAACAAAGGTTCGCGCTCGATACGCAATCGTTTCTTGGTAATTTCCTTGGCTTTAAATAGGTTTACCGATACAACGCCAGCACTTTGCTCCCAAGCATCGAAAAAATCGTTATCTGATTCAGGCAGCACGGAACGATCAACAATAAAAGACTCTAGTCCATCAGGAATGTCTTTTGCCTGAACCTGTTCAATTGGCAATTCCCCAGTCGGGACACAAACAGAAACGCCTCCGGCCTCGTTTGTAAAGATAATTACATTTTTCATTTTAAATTTTGCTTTTAAACAAAACAAACAATTGAGCAGTACAATGAATCACCCGCAGAACCGTTATAACCATAAGACACAATATTTACAGACGTAGCCGATTGCGAAATCATTTTTATAAACGTCATTGCTCCTGATGTTGTCAAGTCTTCGGAACAAGTTGATCCAGTTGCGTAACTTGTACTTCCCAAAGTGTTTGTAAAGTTAATTCTATAGTTTCCGGTGCTGTTTCTAACCAACGAACTGACATTGAAAGAACCTCGAATGGTTACTGCATCCCCGTTAAAATTCACCCAAGCCCTTGCAAGCGTGCCGATCTGAACTCCTCCTGAATCTTGAAATATTGTCGGAGTTCCTGCTGTTGCAGATTTGATTGTTGCCGCTGTTGGCGTTATCAGCGTTGCGTTAGTAATGGTTGGCGACGTAAGATCCGCCGGAGTGTAAGCCTCCCAAGCAGTATTGCCCGCATTTATTCTAATTGATTGACCTGCGCCGGGTGTTATTGTCGTGTAGACGTTTGCAGTATTTGCGACTGGCGCAGACCGAGCGGGAATGGCAGTTAATCCAGTCCCGCCATAACTAACGCCGATTTGTGTTGCATTCCACGTGCCGGTCGTTATTGTGCCGAGCGTCGTAATACTGGTCGATCCAGCAGTCGGAGCAAAAGGAGCGCCGGTTAAATCATTGATGCCGCTGATGTTGTCGTAAGTGCCAATTGTGACCGCTGCCGGCGTCTGCAACACAAACTTATAAGCGCCACCCGTGGTCAGCCACGTCTGATTGGCGGTGCGCCCTGCGGCATCCAGCACAATCGGATTTGTGTTGGCAATGGTTCCCGCTGCGCTGGTATACGTCGCTTGTGGCGTCGTGGTTCCCGCTGTGTACGTGTATAGCAGCCCACCAGCTAGCGGCGTCCCGAGGTTATCGAAAAACTGCCAACCGGCCCCAGCGAGCGGGGAGAGTTTAACCGCCATTTTTTTCCTTTTGCTCTTGAGCTTCCTGATTACGGCTATTAATCAGGTTTGCAATTTACTCTTTTGATTGCACTGTTTCTTCAATTAACAACCAAGAAACAGTTTCCTCGTCCCAAACATATCGTCGACCATCGCCAAGCATTGCAATAGGGGCCTCCCACAAGCAGGTTTCTTCGTTCAAAACCCATGACGAGAATGGCTGAGGAGGAATAAAGGCATCACGTTGGTCGTCGTAGGTATAACCAATTCCAGCGTAGTTTTTGCGGAATGGCTTGCCGTCTAGATGTTGACCGCCATGTGTGTTGTAGCTTGTGCGCTTGCAAACTTGACCACGAAACTCGCCGTACCATTGCTCCCAATCCGTGTCGTCTAATCCTTGGTCTCGACCAGTAATAACTTCGGTCACGACGTTGTTTGAATCAAGGAATGCGTAATGTGCCATATCTATCACCACTGAATATTGCCAGTACCTTGGCTAAATCGGTACACTTTATAACCAGAACGAATAGTTGTGTTTGGTGTAGTGCTTCCAGAAGCATTGTTAACCCACGCGCTGCCATTCCAAGATTGCGTGGTCAATCCAGCACCAATTGATGAAAGGTTTGCAAATGTGTCTGGGTAGGCAATAATCACAACACCAGAGCCGCCGGATTTTCCAACTCCTTCTGGGCTGCCACCATCACTAACTGCGCCGCCACCGCCGCCGCCTCCAGTATTTGCCATGCCTGCGGTAGCTGCGGTTCTTGGGGCGCTATTAGTATTGGAAGCAGATCCAGAACCGCCACCACCAGAGCCACCAACACCAAAAGAAGTTCCCCTATACGAACCCCCACCACCCCCGCCAGAATAAGTTACTGACACCCCAGTAATTGATGATGCAGTACCATTTCCGCCATTTCCACCACCGGAAGTTCCAGTTGGAGACCCCCCAACTGCTGAAGCCCCGCCGCCTCCGCCAGACCCGTAATTTTCGTCAGTGGTTGGAGAGCCGCCGCCGCTACCCTGCGAAGGGATTGTTGATGGCGTATTGCCAGTCCCCCCAACCCCTCCGACCCCACCAGATCCGTTATTAGATCCACCACCTCCTGATCCGCCATTGCCACCCGTTCTAATATAGGCGTTTGCCCCTAAACCACCACCCGCCGATGTAATAGTTGAAAAAACGGAATCTGACCCTGCGGTTGCGTCATTAGATGAACTTTGGTTTGTTCCTCCGGTTCCCCCTGCCCCTACAGTAACTGTGTATGCTGTTCCAGCCACAACAGAAAAAGAAGCATTTGTTCTGTATCCACCAGCCCCGCCACCAGCTCCAACATATCCGCCACCGCCGCCACCACCGGCGACAACCAAGTATTCAACACTGGTCGGGTTATTAGCCGGTACTACTGGAGAGCTAGGGCCTCCCGCCGGTCCAGTGCCAATTGCATTGGTTGCGGTAACTGTGAACGTGTAAGAGGTTCCGTTGGTCAGACCCGTTACGGTGAGAGGTGACGCGGAACCACTTGCAGTAAATCCATCGGGGTTAGATGTCACCGTGTAGCTAGTAATAGTCGAACCGCCAGTAATGGCCGGTGCGGTAAATGAAACTTGTGCAGAAGCATTTAGAGGCGATGCCGTAACGCCTGTAGGCGCTTGCGGTGGCCCTGCTGCAATAGTCGCTGTTGCTGCCGATGTTGCGCTTGCACTACCCGCTACGTTAGTTGCAGTGACGGTGCATTTGACGGTCGTGGCAAGGTCTGCGTCCTGCAATTGGTACGAGGGTGAGGTAGCGCCGCTAATGTTAGTCGAAGCACCGCGAACCCATTGGTACGCAAAGGTCGGGGCTGGATAACCGTTCCACGTTCCGCTTGTGCTTGTGAGCGTCTGACCGACTGTCGGTGTTCCTGAAACAACGGGCAGCGTGTTGTTTGTTGGCGATGTTGGGGTAATCGTCACCGTAACCCAAGACAGGGTGCCAGAACCGTTAGTGCTGAGAACATCACCCGGAAGTCCGTCTGTAGCTGGAAGGGTCCAGTTAACATTTGACCCAATAATGGCCGGAGCCTTAAACGCCACATAATTGCTGCTATCGGAGTCTGCAAACCGCAAAGCGCCAGTGGCCCCTAGCTGCACGTTTGTGCCGTCATAGGTAAACGTTGAAGCACCACCGAACGCACCGGCGTTGTTGTATTGAATCTGCGTAGGTGATCCGCCAGGTGAGCCTCCACCGCCACCAGTAGCCGCCCAACTCATCACTCCACCCGTGGTGCTGGTCAAGGCATAGCCGTTAGCCGCAGGAGCCGCCGTGGGTAGCGTATACGACTGAGATCCGGCAACAGCAGGAGCTGTTAAAGCGACGTTTCCGCTTGTTGAACCCGCCAGATTGACAGTGGTAAAAGTACCCGCCGCCGGAGCTGAAGAACCAACCGTACCATTGATGTTAATTGAAGCCGTTCCGGTTAAGTTAGTAACCGTACCGCTAGATGGAGTCCCCAAAGCCGCGCCACTAACATATAAAGTCCCATTGGCATCGGGAAGTGTCAACGTGCGGCTGGCAGTAAGGGTTGCCGGCGTAACTGTTGCGATATAACCGGACGTTCCACCTGCGCGACCTTGCATTCGCACAGCATCTTGAGTGGCCGAAGCTATAGCTGTTGCCGTGGTAAATACGCCGGTTGTCGGCGTTGTTGCCCCAACCGTTCCGTTGAGCGGACCCGAAAATGCTGTTGCGGTTAACTTCGTACCGTCAAACGTTAAATTGTCTGAACCAGCAAATGTCCCAGCGTTGTTGTATTGAACAGTCGATGGATTACCGCCGGGGCTGCCAGTACCAGCAGAAGGAGTTGCCCAAGTACCATCACCACGCCAAAACGTAGTGCTAGATGCAGAACTTCCGCTATTAAGATTAGTGACTGGCAAATTGCCGGTTACCTGCGATGCAAGATTAACGTTAGACAGCGTGCCGCCAAGCGTTAAATTGCCGGTAGTAGTCACCGTCCCGGTTAGCGTAAGACCGTTTACCGTGCCAGTTCCACCAACGCTGGTAACCGTGCCAGCGCCAGCGCCGCCATAAACAGGGACGTTGAGCGTAGTACCGTCAAACGTTGCCGCGCCAGAGCTGCCAGTCGTTGTCAGCGTGATTGGAGCTTGATAGTCCGTTCCTGCCGTAGCCGCGCTAACCGCCGTGCCGTTGCCCTTGAGTATTCCGGTTACGCTTGTGCCAACCGAGATTGCAGGAGTTGTGGTCGCGTTTGATACGGTGCCTTTAAAGCCGTTGTTCGTGGCAACTGAGACGGTTGTAACCGTGCCGCTGCCGCCACCACCACCCGCGCCTGAAGTCGCCCTAAGTGCCATTACAGTCCCTCGCCAGCAGTAACCTCGAATGCTCCAACAGCATCTGCTTTGAACCAAGCATTTGGAGGAATTCCACCAATAACCTCAACCGAGCTGGGCAAAAATCCAAGCGTTGACGCTGATGGACTGCCGGCTGTCGGAGCTGTCACGGTGATGGTTGGGGTCGGGTTACCTGGTGCATCAGGAACCCAACTCAAATATTGCACTGACGCGGTAGTGTTTCGCACGCGATAGCTCGTTGGGTTGTCGTTGTTTCTGGAAGAAACCTGCACAACAGACGTTCCGACAAGGTAAGTCGGGCCAAACGGCGTAAAAGGTGAATTATACATTGCCCCGTTCTTCCTTTGCTTTTAACTTACTGCGCAATTTTCCTGAGATCAAAGAGAAAAGCCGACCCTTGTGAGATCGGCTTTCTTTCTCATTTGCCCAACTTATGGCAGGAATGTCAGATCGTAACCGTACACAAACACGTCAACAGTAGCAGCATAAGACGCTGCCGTGCCAACGTTAAAGTACAGGTTTGGAGTCGTCTGCGCTGCCGTAGACGCCACAGTTCGCTGCGACACAACCGAAGAGCTGGTCAATGCGCTCAGGCTGGCATTTGACACGATTGCGGTGCCGTTTCCGCCAGGCGCTGTGAACAGTCCCGCCAAAGGGACCGTGGCCGTCGACAGATTGGTCGAAGCATTGGTCACGATGACGTTTGCAACGCCGTATCTGTCAGTGTTAATGACCGGCAGAACGGTGTCACCCGTTGTTGCCAAGTTAACCGATTGAAAGGATGCCAACAAACGCAGAGCCTGATTGCTGCTCAGGTTCTGTGGATGATTGGCAACGGTACTTGCGGGGCCTGGATTCGCCATGATTTATTTCCTTAAATCTTTGTTGATTAAGCAGCGACTCGGCAACCCAGCTCTGGGTAGAGCATCGCCCAACCGTAGAGCACGTCAAGACGACATGGGACAGAATCGTTATTGATTGTATATTGACGGACCACGCGAATCGAAAGGCCCAGGTCCTTATCCGATGCGCGCCCAGCGAATACGACCCCGGCTGGCAGCTCGAGATCGGCGCAAGCCAATGTCTCGCAGTTGCGGTGCAGAATAATATTCTGCGGGCTGACGGTGCCAGTGTTGTTGAACGGGGTAACAACAGCAGTGCTGCTGGTAGCCGAAACAGACACGTTCTGGAATTGGCCGCCGGTGATGATTGCAGGAGAAACCGTAACCGAAGCCGAGCCACCCGAAGCGATGGTAACGTCAGACGTCACAACAAAGTTACGCAGACGGTTCGTGCCGTATGGCTGACGGTTCTGCGGGTTGACCGCATAAACGTTAGCGATGGTGATCACGTCGCCCTGCTTGATCGGAGCTGCTGCGGAAGTTGCCGAAATGGTGATCGTCGATGACGATGCCCAGCCGGACGTCAGCGAGCCGGTGAAGGTAGCCGTGTTGGTTGCCAGCGTTGCAGAAGCGTAAGAGCCAAAGGTCTGGCTAACCACGTTCTGATCCATCTTCCAACGCATACCAGCTGAGTCGGTGCCCATCATGCCCTTTTCGTACTGCTCGCTGATCTTTGCCGAAGGCATAAACAAGCCCTTAAGCGAATCAACGATGGTAGCCGAGGTAAATGGCTCGACGATACAAGCACGGCGTCCGTCGCGTGGCGCACCTTCTGAGTCCAGATAAGCCTGGCCGGTCAGGTAGGTCAGCAACGAGGTGGGTGGAACGCCAGCAGTACCAACGATGTTGGCAATGTTGTTCTTGGCAAGCACCAGACCGTCACGGTCGATCTTGTTGGCGATAGCAGCAACGCCAGGCTTGATCACGCGATCCGAGAACATATCCAGCGAGAGAGCCAAATCAGCGGTGCTGAACTGGGTATCAACGTGGAATTGGGTGTTCAGAGTAACGGGAATGCTGGTCTCGTTGAAATCTTCAACGGACAGGTTTGGCCCCGAGGTTCCGATAAAACGTGCTGGCTTACGGACGTTAACGGTTGAACCAATCTTTGCACCGGCAACAGCGAATTGATCGTCATATTCGCGATTGACTTCGGAGGTAAAGGTCAGTTCGTTTTCCAAGACCATCAACGCCTCGTTGGTGATCTTACTGATCGTGAGTAAAGTATTCGACATTTTATTTCCTTCGCGTCATAGACGCATTAAATCTGTTTACCTAATCTTGCCGGCTTGTCTTGCCGCTTTCCATGCTGCGTATGTCCCATGAAATTCACCTTTTGAATTCACGAGATTATCAGCGGTTGCGTTGCTTGACTTGATAGGGTTGATCGGGGCTGGTGCCTTGCTTTTTA